TTACTCAGTTCCATTGAGAAATTCTATTCCGCCGATCCGAAAAACGCTCAAGTGCTCTTGGACATCTTGAACAAGAAGAAAGGCACTGTATCACTCCGGAACCTCGAATGGTTCATTACCAATTATGCCAAAAAGAACAATTTGCAGTACACGACCAAAGATGGTAAATCGTTTGTCGTGCATTGCAGCTACAAGTCGACCTTGGACGGGTACAGCAAGAAACTGTTTGATCCGTTCTGTCGCTCAGATAAGTTCAATTACGATGTACCCGGTGGGACCTCCCCGGTCCAAACCACCGTCGCCCAACTCAATTTCATACGGTGGTGTATCAAGAACAATATTATTGATTATATCGAGACCAACAAGAATTCACTGTTCACGAATAAGAAGTCACCGTGACAAACCCATCCTCAAAATGAAGGTTCCTGATACCGGTGTTGTACACGTACAGAACGTAAACGTTGTTTTTTATGACATCACTGTCAATCAAGTTGATATTCAACGTATGCTTGACACTTTTGTCCATGATTGTATAATTCTCAAACCCACTGGGTTCACTCGAAGTCCCATCTTTGTCAAAACAGTACCGGTATATGTTTGTCAAAGGAAAAGGTACCTCTTTACGAGCCGCTTGGAACCCTCGGAAGAACATGGCGCCGTACTGATCAGTATAGCTCGTACTCTTCGCAAACCCTCCTATATCAAGCTTAGAGGTCGAAATGTAACATTCGGAAATAAGAGGAGCATATATCTGATTTTGGATGTATGTATTCGAATTAAGACCAAGGTTCACCGTATTGTACCTGTTAAACCATCTATTTTCATGATTACTGAAATTACCTCGGTTCATAAACTTGGTCGTTTTAAATTGTTCAGGGCCATTACTTCCGGAGGCATTAAAATCAAGTTGGGTATAGGCTTTTTTTATAAGACTCCATGATACACTCTTGAGAGGCATCGTAGAACTCAAGTCTAGTTTTATACTGTTCGGTGAAGTTGTTTTACTTTTGGCTGGTACATTCATTTTCACATCCGAACTGTTATCAATTTCCATCGTAATTTGTTTTTCCGTGACGGTAATAGGCATATCAAAAGGAACTTTAGCTATATAATGTTTTTCTTCTGGGCTTAATATAATCTCTTCCGTAACCAAGGTTATTTTAGGAACGGTTATATCCCACGGTGAATTCGTAAACCACTCCTGTTTTTGAAACTTTATGTACAGGTACACTTCTTGATTATACACGGCACATAAAGGAAAATAGTTCACGGGTCGACCTTCCTTGTATTGATTGCAGAAATCAAACATAAGGTCGGTATAGTACGATAATCCTTCGTCGAAGGTATAAGGAGCAAGTTCATTTGAATCATCGAACCCGCTGAACCTTAAATTGGTGATATGTGCCATAAAATTATTTTCGTACAATTCAAAAGCTGTATGACATTCTCCATTTACAAGGGGTGCATAAGTAGCTAATCTGTTCAAGTGTAAGTTTGTCGTGTAAGATGAAAGACTGTACGTATCATGCTGCTGTATAAGTTGATCATTGACTTTGAATTCCATTGTATCTATCATATTTAAACCCAAGTAAGGGCATGTTGCATAGGTCATTGTATTACTGTATACACCGTTTGAAGATATACTGAATAACTGGTAAACGTTTGAAAATTCTACTTTAAGGTGTGCATTGACGAGTAGGTCACCCATCGTTTTCGGGTTCAATTTGAATACGACCGCGTCACCAAACGGCCAGCGTTTTGATTTATTCGTGAACAAATCGTAGTGTCTATGAACTTTGGTGAAATGTGAACATTGATCAAAATTAAAGTTACCGATTTTATGAGTACTTTTGGAATCAAAAAGTTCTTGGTCTTGTCTCCCAAACGCATGCAAGCCAATTTGTGACCCTTGCATTTACTTGAAGTACACAACTATTTTTTTAAGACAGTATAGGTTTTGGTCGAGGGTTGTTTTCAATAATAATATCGGGAGTATCTATATATTTTAGTACACTAGGATAAAGACCTATATCATATAAGACATATGTACTACCATTGTAAAACCATACTGGATTGTAGTTTATATCATACATATAAGGTGTATTCAATTGTTTAGGTAAACCGTTATAAAAAACAGCCGATGTATCATTTGGGTCATCTGGTCCAGTGAAGATAACGGCGTTATAGTACCACGATTTGGGTATATGTTCGTACGCTTCGTACTCTATAGGGCTAGTAAACATAAGTCCGGCCATACCATCTTTCACTTTAAGAATGTTGTTACTCTGGGCATAGATATGAAGGGTTCTATCGTACACGGAAGGCACCAAGTTGATATGGAGGTTTTTTTCTCTTATACGACTAAAATTTACTTGACCACCTGGATTTTCACTGGTGAAATTCTCGGTAAAGTTATGAAAGTAATAATAGGGTGAATAGTCAGGTACGACACCGAAAAAAGAATAGACCATTGGTGTGCTCGTAACACCTTTGTTCATCAGTTTATGGACTTGGTTCATCATTAGAAAATGTCCTGAATTATCAGGGTCGATAATAGTTTCGCCATTGAACTGAAGTTCGATATTTATCATATGATGTAACGACGAGTATTCAAAATTTAGGAAATAGAGATCGTACCCAAAAATCTGAGACTTCGTATCAGGTGGGACTTCCAAGCCTACGACGGTTTTGAAAAGTGCGTTACCGTACTTGTAAACGAGTGCTTTTATTTTAGTGTAATGTGTACTTGGTATAGTACTAGGGGATATATACCACCACCTAAAATCGTCCAATCTTGAACCGGATCCGCCATACAGTTTACGATCGATATCGTTCCTTGTTTTATAATAAAAAAGCAAATTATGAACAGGGTTTATAAATTTGAGAGACGTATCAAACGTATCGGCATACTTTGGTATAAGTTCATGTTGTAACTGAGTTTGGGTTATCGTATAGGTCATTGTACTGTTTTTTATACGTTCTCTGATTTCATCGGGTACTTTCAAGTATTCCACCAAGGTTGAAAATACTTTCATAGGTATGACACTATCCTGTTTATTATCTATGAAACGAGAAATCCAAGAAACATCAGGGTTTGAAAAATATGTCGTTTCTTTGAGCAGTGTCCATTCTTTTATTTTCACGTGAAATTCTACTTTGTGTTTGTACAGTGCACATATGGGTATACCCAGATGCAACTTGTTTAAAAAATAAAAAGGAATTTCAAAGAATAACTGTGTAAGACCGGCATCGGTTTTTAATGAAGCGTTTGTTATAGTCGTACCAAATATCGCTATAGCACTCTGTTGAGTGTACGATAGTTTTTTATCAAGCAGTAAACTCATGTATTCACCTGTAAGTCGATCGATAAGTTGTCCTCCTATGATAAGATCGCAGTACTCTATAAGAGCATACGAAGCATATATCGATACATAATCAGTCGGAATAATTACTTTTATGATGATACCTTTGATAATGTCGCCTTTTTCCGGTATGACCGTACGTAAAAGTGTTCCATATTTGACTTGGTCTAAAATATTTGTTTCGATTATGTACGATTCGTAATTCGGTAATTTTTTACTGTACCGTGTCAAAAAATAACTCGTTTTAGGGTCGCCGCATAAAACTATATCTTCGTACCCGGTGACAACTTTTGTGTACCGACCACTGGACATTATCCTTTAGTACTACTGACATTTTTAAGTATAAGACGGATTTTGAAATTTCAAAGTAGCATTTCCTTTGACCGGATCAAACGTAAGAATATTTATACTATAAGCGTACACGTACACTTGCCGAGGTTCTGATAATAGTAAATTGCTGTCAACTGTTTGTCGATCTGAAAACATGTTTATTGTCATGTAAGGATTACGAATAGTACTGAAATTCATGTACCCTGATGGATTTTCGGAAAATGGATCAAGGGCAAAACTGTAACTGTAGAACGGTCCTGATACCGATTTAGCGTACATGTTATATGGATTATTTGCTAAAATCATTTTTTTAAATGTATAAAAAACGTTACCAGGACTGATAGTATTTATATAGGGAATATTCGTTTGCCACCTATCTGTACGCGTTACATTATAAAACCCTAAATTATGTTTATATTTTTGGACGCAGGTCAAAAACTGATAATTCGCTATTGAATTTGACAAGTATGTTTCACCATCAAAATCAAGCTGAATACTTTCAATATGGTGCATAGATGCTTTACCATTTTTCAAACGAGCATAATTAGCTTTCATATTGTACAAGTTTCGGAAATAATTTCTATTTTTGTTGGTGTATTTGACAAAAAAATCCATAGTTTTTACCGGATTTATGAAATCGATACGAGTTTCTATATTGAACACGTTAGACGCTACGTCTATCAATTGTCTTTGTGTTTGATTGATAATGTATGTACATGGTCGAGAACTAAAATATTTGTAGTCATCATCCGATATATAAGCAAACTCCACCGGAACTGAAAAATCGACGAGTTTGAGCGGACCGAAAATAGTACTAAAATTTACTTTATCGTAGTTTTGACTAACATAATCACCACTTGACGACTTACCCGCTCCGTACGTTTCTATATTATCAAAAGCTGTTTCACCATCGACGATGATAAGGTCTTGCCAATCTCGAAACTTGAACCGAAGTTTAACTTCTTGTTTGTGCAGCAAGCAAATAGGTATAGCCAAGGAAGGTTTGTTAAAAAAGTAGAAAGGTAATGGGTAAAATAGAGTACGGTTGCGATTATTAACATAATTCAAATTGAAACTTTCCGAACCACCAAATTTATCTGTATAATCAGAACGCGTCGCATGAAACTCGAGACCGTTCAAAGGACTGTACTCGAAATGCTGTTCGGGATTACCGCCAATTGTATTGTCGAGTATGTCATTGTAAAAAGGTCCGTACCGTTTCATAAAGTAAAGAGCCATCGAGTATCCATCAAGTCTCTCTATGACCTTATCACCTATGACAAGGTCGACGTACTCGAATATATGCAGACCAGGTGAACCGGTGTATATGTACATTTTATCACCGCTATTAGGTGCACCATAGGTAGGCGGTAATGTCAACTTGACAAATATCGTCTTGATGAAATCGCCGTACCGCGGGATTTCCATCTCGACCAACTGATTAAAATCAGCCGGAGTTTCGGGTCGACACGTGTGTGTTTGGGTGGTGTACTTGCTGTACCTCTTGTACATTGACAAAACTGGAGAAAGCTCCATTATTTATTTAGTTGTTGATGACATTTTTAATAGGTCACTCTTCCACATCTTCAAGGTTGTCGTACTCTGCACAGTTTCCAAAGTCTCTTGTGAGACCTTGACTTCACTGTTGAGTTTGTCGACGTGTTCGGACGTGTACTGGTACGTCTTGATATTGAACAGGTAATCGTACGAAGGTCCATCAAACTTGAAGCTTTTCAGATCGCGCTCGATATCACTCCTGGTCCGTTTGAATATCGTCAATGATCCATCAATGACCATCTGGATGAACCGCGCTTTGTTTTGCAGTACGGCAAGGTCTTCGGTCAGGGTTTTCACGAGGTACTCTTTGCGTTTCTTGTAGTACTCGATCCGGATCTCCAAGAAATCCACCAGGATTTCCTCGGCACTGGCGTACTTCCTGATACCCTTGATGGGATGAAACAGATGCATATTGGTCGTATGGAACACCTTTTCCATCTTGAAATCTTTGACCGGGGTGGTACCAGTGTACCCGTAGACCGAGAAACTGACCTGTTCAGTCGTACTGTTATTCTCATAATTCGTCACAACTTTCTTCTCGACTAAGGTGTCGAGGTACTCCTTGAAATCCTGGGTCCATCGACCTGGTGGGAGTTCCGTGATGCGGTACGTTGTCCCTTCACACGTGTATGTTCCACAAGCGGTCCAGGTTGTTTCGTCACTTTTGGTAACTGTACCTCGGAACCCTTTGAACCAGGGGTTCATTGGTTTCATCGGTTTGCCACTAAGTGCCAACTGGATGTTTTCGACGATATCACTAGGACTATAAGGCGGGATGTACGAGCTGAACCCGGTCCCGATCCCTTCTGATCCGTTCACCAGAACCATTGGCACCACCGGGACAAAGTAGTCCGGTTCGATGCTTTTCCCGTCGTCCATGAGATAACTGAGTACATTGTCATCATGTTTGTCAAATATTAACCGGGTCACTGGGCACAATTTGGTGTAAATGTACCTGGTCTGACTGCAATCTTTACCCCCCATTAACCGGGTCCCAAACTGACCACTGGGTTCCAACAAGTTCAAGTTATTGGACCCCACGAAATCATGGGCCAACTTCACAATCGTATCGGCCAACGAGGTCTCGCCATGGTGATAACTGGTTTTTTCCGAGACGTACGCGGCCAACTGGGCCACCTTCATATCCTCAGTCAAGTTCTTGGACAAGCAGGCGTACAGGACTTTGCGCTGCGAAGGTTTGAACCCGTCGACCATACTGGCAATAGAACGTCGCAAATCAGCCAAACTGAAATTGACCAGATCGCGATGCACGAAATCAGTGACACTGAGTGTTTTGACGGTACCGTACTCGATCTCACGCTGCCGAGGATCCTTCTCGGTGTTAGCAAGTAACCACGTCTTGCGCGCATCCGCCATCCCCTTGTCGAATGCCAACACGATCGACTCGGTCGTTTTCGTGTCGTCCGCAAACCCGACGGTCAAGTTCTGGATGTTCTTGAAGTACTCCCTTGCTTCCAGTGAAGTCGATGTCCCCAGACCCTTGTAGTACTTGATTTTCCAGT